AAATTTAGTACATTATAACAAAGCATTTGAGGAGATGTTATGAAAAATAAATACAGTATCGGTGGGTCTGACGTTACTAGACTACTTAATGGAAATTGGTTTGATTTGTTTCTTGAAAAAACAGGACAAAGAGAACCCGAAGATTTATCTGATGCATTGCCTGTACAGCTTGGCATTGAAACAGAGAAGTTTAATCTTGGCTGGTTCAAAGACCATACACCAGAACAGTTATGGAATGGTAGAGATTTAGAACATCAAGCTCTATACAATACACATGGTCATAAACTAAATGGTGTCCAGCTTCATGGACATACAGATGGTTTGATTATGAAACCACGCTATCCAAAAGAAAGTATTAATAGACATAATCTTGGACCAATAACAGAAGCAGAAAAATATGAAAATGTATATGCTGTTATTGAATGTAAACACACTAATCCTTTTACAAACATAAACAAAGTTGCTGACTATTATATGGGTCAGATGCAACTGTATATGTTTCTTACAAGAACAGATGCCTGTTACCTATCTGTAATATTTGGTAACAGCAAATGGGAATACATCAAGGTATCTTGGAGTCAAGAATACTTTGATAAAATATGGGTATACATTGAAGAGTTTTGGGATTGTTTAAGAAGTGGACAAGCACCAACAAACTTTGATGTAATGAAACCATCATCAGATTTAGTACCCATTGACGACAGAGTTCGCAGAGATATGTCACATGACAATCAGTTTATGCACATGGCACATGAGTACAAACGTACATACTATGATGCCAAAGCTAATGCTGATGCCAAAAAGTTTTTGGTATCTAATGTGACAGACAATGACAGGGAGTTACATTGTGACCTACTCTCTGTTCATGTATCAAAGACAGGTCGCAAAACAATCAAACTAATTGAGGAGTAAAATATGCTATCGCAAAAAGCACAAGTGTTGGCGCACTTAACAGAACAAGATTCTATTACAAGCTGGGAAGCTATCCAGCTTTATAAAGCAACACGATTATCAGCAATCATTTTTGACTTAAAAGAAGATGGTCACGAAATAGTAATGACTCGTGAAACATCTGATGATGGAAAAAAATGGTGGGGTAAATACACATTGTTAACAGTTAATTGGAATAAGGTGAAAGATAATGGCTAATAAAGTACCGAAAAAAGTTGCAGACCTTTTACAAAAAGTAGGTGAAACACCAGCTACTGCGTTATGGGATTGTCACGGCACATTTGTCGTGTATCACAAAGCATTAGAAAAAATTGCAGACCATTTACAAATAAAATTTGATGACCCTGTTGTACTAGAAACAGACATCAAAAATAAATGTGTTGCAATTATGGTTCGTGGTTATCAAGACAAAAGAACAGAATGGTCTATTGGTGAAGCCACACCATACAACAATAAGAATGGTTATCCTTTTGCAATGGCAGAGAAGCGAGCCAAAGATAGGGTAATACTAAAGCTAGTTGGTATAGCTGGCGACGTCTATTCATCTGAAGAAGCAGATGATTTCAAACAATCTAATCCAGCAAACAGGAGGTAATATGGAAAAAGATTATAATGCAAAACCCGAATACAGAGAGGGTGAACATGGTAAAGCTAAACTATTCACACCATTTGAAAAGCAAGGTTTCAAAATGAGTGGTCGAGGTTGGCTACACAATGAAGAGCATAGGTATGTATTGATTGAAGATACAAGTGCCAAAGGTAAAAAATATATCGAGGTGTATCAAAAGGTCGGTACAATATTTAACAACGACCAAAGAGAAGAAGGTTCAAAGAAACCACACTACACTGGCAAATCCCAAGACGGCAAATCTCGTATTGCTGGCTGGATAAATACAGGCGACAAAGGTGTAAGTGTTTCTTTAAGCTGGACAGAACCAAGACAGTTAGATGACGAAGTACCATTTGGTAAAGAGTTAGATAAGATGGCAAACGACCAAGCAAAGAAAGAGGGTAAGGAGGTTAGCTATGACTGGTAGTATCGAGGTCAAACTATCTATGGACGATAGACCTATTGCTTATAAGCTTGAGGGTGAAACAGCAAATAAAGTTAGGCAGTTAAAACAAACTTTAAATGACACTCAAGATTTAGATTTAACAATAGCACAAGTAGTTAGGCTTTGCATTAACAGACAATATAGCTTAATCTGTAAAGACTAACCAACCAATAGGAGGACGTATGACAGGTAGTCGTAAAGGTTGTCGCTGGGATACTAATAAGTGGACTAGCGACAAAAATAAAAATCAAGTTACTAAAGCTTTGTATGAAGATGACCCTCGTGCAGAACAATTTGATAAATACGGAAGAGTATATAATCAGTATGGTACTCTTCCTGTAAGAGATAGATGCTGGTCTGACGAAGAAGCTTTGCTTGCTCGTAAAAGACCCGCTGGACATTTATTCAAAAAGAAGTACCAATGAAAGAGCCACCAAGAATTACATATATAAAGATTGGTGACGAAATTTTTGCAAGAGTTAGCAATGAGTGGTACAAATCTAAAATAGATGGCAAAAAAACTATTTATTTAAAAGGAGGTTATCGTGTCGGTAGACCAGAAACCAAAAAGGGGAAGACCAAGTAAAAAAAAAATGGACTTCAACAAAGTAACTCGCAAGGAGTTCAAGAGATTGGATACAGAGCGACGTACTTCAAAGGAGCAAATTCCGTTTTTTACATGGCTTTCAAGAAAAATAACAGAGTGGACAGGAATCAAGAGAAAAAAAGCTTGATATAAAGACCGCTAGAGGGGTGTAAACGTATGCCCGTGTATGTTTATACCCCTAATTTTTTAGTAAAAGCTCTCGTAGCTCTGGACCCCGTGACTTAACTTGACCCCACCAACGGCTATTTTCCATCTCTTTACCAGCAGTAGGTAGGTCGTTACGCTCAATAGCGTCCCAGAATTTTAAAAATTTACTAAATCTATTCCAACCCATATTGAATTGCATAGACAAAATTACAATTTGTACATTGTCAGGTAGCTCTCGCCAAAAAGGTTTATGCTTATCTAACTCTTGAGAATGTTTTTCCAAGTCACGAGCAAGAATAAAGTCTGCTGTTTCTTGGTCAATGCCTTCTTCCAAGTTATGCCCGTAACCGATTGTCCAGACGCCAACTGTATCTTTGTACATTTCAAGACGACAGCCCTCGTGTTTTTTTATTGTATCTATTAAATTCATTATCTATGCCTTTTAGTTTTCTTTGCTATGCTCTTGGGTTGCTTTGAAAATTGTTTACCTTTGCGAGTGTCTTCTCTTTTCTTACGAGATGTGCGAGCATACTCGGAAGCTGATAAAGATGCGATAGCAGAACTAGGTAAATATCTTTCGCCTGTTGCATTAGGACCTTGAGTGCTAGGCTTACCCGATTTGGTTCGCCACTTTTGTTTACCCCAATCGAATAAACTTTTTTGTGGTGCCTTCAATTTGTGTAACCTCCACCTTTAGCTTTATATTCACGAGCTAACATTTGTGCTTTACGAGCTGACCATTGACCAGCTTTGCCACCTTTGGTTCCAGCTTTTATGCGAGCAAAAATTCTTTTACGCATTGCTGGCTTGGTATAGTTACCAGCTTCATTTACTGCCATTCTTCATCTTCCTTTTTTTGGAAGCCATAATCTTTTTCTTTAATGCTTCAGGTAAATTCTTTTGTTTTCCTGAAAGCTTTTGGTCATTTGATGGTCTACCTTTTTGTGAACCATATGTTCCTTTACCCATTGGCATAATATATCTCCTTTAACAATCCCACTTTCTTAATGCTTTATTGATTCTGCTATTAGGATTGCGTGCTGTTTTAGCAGAAGTCAATTTCTTTTTCATACCTCTCATTCTAGCACAAAAACTTTTTCTACGTTTGGCAGATGCTGGACTTTTCTTTGCTTGAGATTTAGATACTGGTGGTTTTAAGTTACCACCTTTAGCATTGTAAGACCTACGACCAGCTTCATTCAATCCACCTTCTGGATTCTTACCAGCTTTTCTTTGCCATAAAGGTGTAGCCATTACTTCTTCCTCTGATTCATAATCTGTAGTCCTTGCTTACCAAACCTATAACCGAATGATGCACCTATGGATATATATAAACAATGATGAAACCATGTGGGTGTGTGTTGGTCAAGAAATATAAATCCTTCTTTAACATAATCCTGTGTGTAGGGCGTGAAAGATGCCGTGAGAACCGCGATAAAAAAAATTGTCCAAGCTTCATCTTTCCAGCTTCCAGCCATTTGGCTTGTAAGATTCTGTTCCATTAACATAGAACTTGTAGCTTCTGTTTCATAAACCTTTGCTTCAGCTTTGGCTCTAGCTACTTTTACTTCTGTTTCTGCTCTTGCTTTATCTACTCGACCTTGTAACCAAGTACCAGCTAAAGAACTTATTGGACCTATGATACTAGCAAACATTTACTACTCCTTTTTAGGAAGGCTTTTAGGTACACAATAAGCTTTGACCCATATCTTGCTGTCGCCAGCGAGTGATGGGTCCAGATTCTGTGACCTAATCTTTGATGCAACTCGAAGACACGAATCCAAATCACTGTAGTACACCGATTCCTGAACTGTGCCTGAAAGAAAAACAATTAACAACCATGTCAATTAGACCTACCCATAAATAAACCCATAGCAACAGCGTTTGCACTTGTCAATACTGATACCATACCACTCTGCTCAAGTGATGGTGACTCCAAACCCATGTACCAAAAGACAGTTTTGTATGTAAGATACATATAAAGTAGTATCAAACCTCTTGGTATTATCTTAAAAGAATCAATAGCGTGTGTCCAATCCTCTACAATTTTAGTCATTTTTGTCATAGTTCACCCATTCGTTTTTGATAAAATAAATATCCAATCCACATAATTAATCCACCTACAATAGTACAAAGAAATATAATACCAATAATATTCAATACCCTTGCTCTCATTTCTTGTTGTGCATATAACTGTTCTTGTCTTTGCTTTCGTATCTTGGCTTGCATCTTCAATAAATCAGACCATGCGTTAGGACCATGAGTTAGATTAATCCAGTTACGCAGTTCTTCTTCCATAGCTTCTGCCTTTTTTTTCGCAGCAAAAGCGTCCATTGCTTCCTGTTCTACTGTTGAACCTAAAAATAATTTCTTAAATAGTGGTGGATTCTTTGACATCTTCTCTGCATGGTTGACATCAGACACAGCACCAAGCCACTTTCCGATATCCCCATACATAGATTCCACGTCGCGTCCTGCTTGGAATCCTTTTTTTATTAAATTAAATGCGGTTGAAGCTGTAGCTAAAGCAGTTACAGGGTCCATACAGCACTACATATTGCTACAAGTTGGTGAACACACAATAGGTGTGTAAGTATATTCATCAGGAATTTCACTATCTGAATATTTTTCTAACCTAAATAATGGTTCTCTTTCTACATAGGTTGAAGTGTATAGAAATAACATCTTTGTATCTGCACCACATTCACATTTTCTAGTGTATGTTGATTCATCATATCCCTCGACTTCACCAGCTAACGGATTTTGATTTGTCATAATGTATTATCCTTTTGAACTGATAATGAACCAGCATTAGCTAAACTTATTGAAGTATCACCAGCAGTTTTCACAGTTATTTTATTAGTTGAACTATCATAACTAGCTGTTGTGTCTGATAAACCATTCATAGCACTAGCAATAGCAGTACCAGATGTATCAGTGTCTGCTCCACTTGCTAATGTTGTAGTAGTTGATGAAGTTCCATTGTTTACAGTAGCCACAGTTTGTGAACCAGATACATTAGAGCCTTGTTGAGTTACACCACCACTAGCACTAACTGTTGAATTTTGTTGCGAAGAAGATGAACTACCAGAAGGAGGAGTTGTATTACCACTATATCCTCCACCACCACTAACTGATAAAGAACCATCTGTTTGCGCACCAGCTGGAGAAGCTACAGTAATAGTATTACCACTTCCTCCAACACTCCAGCCACTAGGCTTTGCACTATTGAGAGCAGAACGTACATCTGAACCAGCAGTGCTTGTACTTGTTGTCTGACTAAAAGTACCACTTGCAGAAAAAGGTCCACTAAAATTAAATGATGCACCACCATTAACTTGTTGAGTTGATGTTGTTACATAGTAACTTGAAGTCTGTTGTGTACTATAAATGTTACCACTAAATGATTGACTTTTACCACTTGGATTATTTAATCGTATCATTCTTACAGATGTATGGTTGTAATCTGTAAAATGCATAGCAAAATAAACTCTAAAAGTTGCACTAGCACCAGCACCAGAAATATAAACATTCCCAGAATTAAATTGATAGGTCCAAGGGACATAGTCAATTCCACCACTGCCACCAGATACAAGACTTAAATGATTAGCATGAGAATATGCTCCAGCATTACCAGCAACATTTACATAATGAGTAGAAAAATAACTTGGATATGGAAACTGCGTTCCATTTGGACTGCCCGGTCCTCCACCAGTATATGCAAAAGCTAAATTGCCAGTAGCTAAAGAAGCACCACCATCATATATTCCTATCCAAACAGCGCATTGGTCTGTAGTTGCACCATAAGTACAATAACCAGTACAAGTAATACTAAAATTAATGTAAGCAGAACCAGTAGATGTTGCATTACCTAAAGTAAATGACGGAGTCAAAAATCTTACTTGTACAGTTTGACCATAATTAATTTCTCTTTCGTTATAATATCCACCAGAATAACTTGGAGAAGAAACTGAACCCCCTGGATAGCTAGGCATACCAGCACCATCTCCACGATAAGTTCCAGAAGTGCTTTGATGATAGGTTGAAGTTGAGTAGCTTGTATTACCAGTATAAGTTGTTCTTGTTACATCATTATCAATAGAGTTTATAGTAAAAGAAAGTTGCTCTGGTACTGCTGGTGTTAATGTACTTGCTGTACCAGACACATCAAAAAAATCTGATTTAGTAAATGCATTTCTTATAGTGCTACCATCTGTATCTAATGCTTTTATCTGTCTAATTCTTCTTATATTAGAACCATCTTTTGCATAGATATTATGTGGTGTTCTTATAGTAGAACCATCAAGGGCTTTGATAGTCATATTAATAAACCATTATTAATTTAGTATTATTAGTAAAGTCACTTGCTTGTGTTGGAACAGAAGTAGAAAGTTTAAATACACCAAGCTGTTCATTTGTTCCTAAATCTAAAAGATTAAGTTCAGATGTAGAAGCTGTTACTCCGTCCATTATGTTTAGTTCAGCACCAGTAGCTGTTATATCTGTTCCATTAATGTTTAATGAGGTTGTTTCTGTCTTACCAGTTACGGCTATACCAGTAGAACTGGTTGCAAATTTTTGTGTTCCGTAATGATGTAATTTTACTTCGCCTGTACCCCCATCACATTGAACGTAGGTAGCTGTACCACCTGAACCATTATCACTCGATAAAGTTATATCCCCATCTTCTTTAGTATTAGTGATAAAAATAAAGTTTGTTTCAGAATAAAATACTGTTGCTACATGATTAGCTTTTATATACGAATCAGCATCAGTACCAAATTCTATTCTAGCACTGTCATTAACTCTTAATTTACCTTCTGAACTATCCCAAGTTATATCATAAGGTGTACCTGAACTATGAGTGCTATCAAAAGTTACGTCACCATTGTAAGTTACGTTACCATCATGGGTTGCACCATCAGTAGTAAGAACACCAGTAACATCTACTCCAGTAGATTTGGTTGCAAGTTTTTGAGAACCATAATGGTATAACTGAATTTCACCACTTGCTCCATCAGCTTGAAAATATTTAACATTAGCAACAGATGAAGTGCCATCATCACCATAAATAAAGCAAGAATGGTCATTTCCTTTAATTTGGATATATAAATCACTATCATCTTGGTTAATGCCTGTGTTCCCATTACTAAAATTCTCAATATTAAAATTACTACCCATTTTTAACTGTGCTTCAGACGCAAACTCTAATGCATTTGCTGACTTATCCCATACGAGATTGTAGTTAGCACCAGTAAAAGTTACATCACCATCGTGAGTAGCACCATCATCTGTAACAGTACCAACTACACTTATATTGCCAGTAAAATTTGCACCTGATAAGGGAGCAAATCCACTACCAGCAGTTACACCAGCTTCCCATGCAGACCCAGTATATACTTTAAGAGTATTACTTGTTGTATTGTAAAATAAATCACCCTCGTCATTGTTTGATGATGGGTCACTTGAGCCTATTCTATATTTATCTGCAAAATCATTAACAGAACTTATGTTTGTTGCAACTGTATTTACATTAGATACTGCACCAGCAACAGTATTAATCTGTGTTAAGTTTGCATTTCCTCCAGTAGTGCCAGTAGCAAGTGTTCCAATGTTCTGTATAACTCCTGTAGCATTTAAATCATTAATGTCAGACATATTGTTATGAACATTTGTAACGTGTGATAGATTACTACTCACATTAGAAACTGCTGTAATACCACCTGCAACATTATTTACACTAGTCATATTTATTGCCACTAATGAAATATTACTATCTTGAACTGTAATTTGTTGACCCATACTATTACCATGAATAATACAGTAATAACGTAGTCCTGATGATGGTGCAGTAGAATCTACTTCAATAATTACTTTTCTGTCACCAGAACTTCTTCCAGCATTAAATGTAGTTGTATTACTATAATTAGCGTAAGTTGTAGCAGAACCATTTAAATAATAAGTAACACCAACTTGATAAGGACCAATAACAAGAAATCCTAATGGGTGTCCATCATTAGTCGCATCATTCTGATTAAAGATATAAGTATTACCTCTAAATACTGATATAGGTGGATTGCTTGTACCATCAAGATAAAATCTATTGCCACTTCCAGCATTTGCTACAGTAACAGTATAAGTTTTTTCTAGTGAGTCTGCTAAAGAAGTAATGTCAGAACTTATTGATGCTAAAGTATTCATATCAGCTACTGCATTAGTTGTACCTAATGTTGTAAGAGCTGTTATATTACTAGCAGAAGCACCTATTCTTTGTATCTCTGTAGCTTTAGGAGCTAGTGCTTGCATATCTGAAGCTCTTGGTGCAAGAGTTTGCATATCAGAACTTCTAGCAGATAATGTTGATACAGCACTTGTTGCTGTTGTTCCATCTTCTAAATGTGCAACGGCTTCAACATCAGTTATCTTACCAGCTACAGCAGTTACATCATTTGCTATTGTAGCAACTTGTCCAATTTCATTTGTATCACCAGCAACAATACCAATATTTGAAATAACATTTTGAGCATTTAAATTGGCTATATTTGAAAGAACATTTGGACCATTTAAATTTTGTATATGTGTTATTACATCAGTACCATTCAAGTTTTGTATATGCTGAATTACATTTGTTCCATTTAAATTAGCCATATGTTGAATAACATTTTGACCATTTAGAGCAGTCATATTTGCTATATTTGCTTGTGTTCCTAACAAACCAATTTCTGTAGCTTTACCAGCAACAGCACCAATATCAGAAGCATCATTTGCCACATCAGTTATGTCACTAGATATCGGTGCTAAAGTATTAATATTAGATTCTAAACCAGCTACTGTGTTTATATTAGTAGCATTAGTAGCTACTTCATTAATTTGAGTAAGGTTTGCATTACCACCAGTTGTACCAGTAGCGATTGTATTTAAATTAGAGAGGTTAGAATTACCTCCTGTTGTTCCTGTAGCTATTGTGTTGATAGCACTATTTGCACTAGCTACTGTTGTAATATTATTATTTGCAGAAGCAACTGTTGTAATAGCATTTGTAGCTGTTGTGCCATCTTGTATATCAGCAAGTAAAGCAATATCAGATGTAACTGAAGCTATAGCAGTAGCATCTGTTTGTGTGGGTCCAGCTTCTACATTACCAGTGGTAGAATTAAAAGCTAGGTATCTACCTTTTCGTGCATCTTTTAATGGTATAGTAAGTGTAGCTGTAGCATCTTCATCTGCTAATCTTAATGAACGACCAATGTTATCTTCAAGTGTTTGTTGTACTGCTGTTATTCTATCTAATTCTGTATTTAAAGATTCAACCTGAAATGCACCTGAAGCTGGGAAGTCAGTTGTTCTTTTAATTTCAATGTCTCTTATTAAAGTAACAGTAGTATTTGATACTGCATTATTTAATGTAACTGTTCCACCACCAGTAGTATTTGCACCACTTACAGTATAATCTACTGTTAATTGTTTTTTGGTTGAACCAACATATACTGCTATGTCGCTATCTTGAAATATCTCAAAGTCATAGTCAAATGTAGCGTCCGCACTTGTAACAGTATATTGTATTCGTGGGGTTTCTGCACTAATGTCTATTGTCATAATACTATCCTTATATACATAATTTAGTTAGTTTCGCAAGTGTCTATTCATATCCCTTACATAATCTCTAAATATTGGAAGATACTGAAATGGCTTTGGCATATCAGCTAAACCTTTACCAAAATCACCAGCAACCATTTCTCCTAATGCTCTTCCTGTATCAACTGTCAAACCAACTCCAGCACCAAATGGTTCTGTAACAGCATCAACAAAGTCAGGATTATACATTGTTGGTATGCCTGTATCTTCAGACTTTAATCCTGTCATTCCATGAAACATAGCTGATTGCATATAAGCTAAATCTGTATACATACCAGTAGTACCACTCATATGAATAGCTTTTAATAATCTTTCTTGCATTGGCATATTATCCCACATACCTTCTGGCATACGAGATTGTGCAATCACATAACCTAATCCTACCATCAATGCACCACCATATATTTTTCTTGATAATGGTCTGTGTGGGTCTGTCATTGCACCAAGAATCTTTTGTTGAGCCGCTAATCCATAATTCCAAAATTGAAATGGAAATGCCATTACTCCACTTTCTATTCTTACCATTTCTCTTTCGTAAATCTTTTCCATTTTTCCTGTTTTCTTATTTCTTTTTGTTTTAAATAATGAAACAGAATCATCTGTTTCAAAAAACTTTGGAAATAATTTCATAAATGGTTGGCGTTTGGCATATACTACACCATCTACTAATGAAAACTTATCTGAAGCTTGTGCTGTAAGTACCATTATATTCTGATGATTTCTTACAGCTTGACTAAATATTCTTCTTGCATCTCTTGCTGTAACAACTTCACCAGACTTTAATGTTACACTATCTTTCCAGTTATCAATATTCATATAACGTAAAGATTTATCAGAATTTTGTTGATGTGGTGACTTTCTTAATATCTCTGCTTCTCTTGGACCTATACCAAATCTTGATAGTTCCCACTTTTCCATATCTGAAAGCTTATTAAAGTTAATAGAATTATCAACAATCTTATGCTGTCCATGTAGTCCTGATATTGTTTTGAATATATGTGTTAAAGGTTTTAAACCATTTATATTATAAAATATTTCTGTCATTCTGTCGGTTGCACGACGATATTTACTTGGACCTTGTGGTAATAAATTATCTTCTACAAACATTTTACGATAACTACTTAACATATATTGGTGTTCACCACTTGCAAGAATACCTTTAGTAGCTTTTGTCAAACCATCTGAACTTGCTAAACCACGAAAGTATGTAGTAAATGGTGCAAAGCCAGCTTGGAATACAATGTTCCCCATATCAGCAATAGAAGCTACACCCGAACCACCAAGATATACAACTTGTGCAATCTTTCTTACTTCTTGTGCAAATACATTATCCCATCTATGTGGTTCTTTTACTACTTGTCCAACAGTTCTATCATAGTTTAACTTTATAGCTGATAAAGCATCTGTTATTTCTTTTGGTGTATTGCCAAATTCTGTCATTTCTTTTTTGGCATCTTCCATAACTTTACTTATTCTTTCACCATTAAATATTTTTGCATACTCAATCTTTGGTCCTAATCTTAATACATAGCTTTTAACTACATCTTGATATTCTTTATTAATAAAGTCTGATACTTGTACACTCTCACCATCTTTACCAACCTTTGCTCTAAACCAGTTTGGTGCATCAAAGTTTCTTTTATTTAAGAAAGAAGATTTTATTGGTGCCATATCATTAACAATGTCATCTTCATCTGTTTCTTTAAGAAGTTTAGAAACAAACTTTTCAGCTCTTGCTCTTACTTTCTTTGGGTCTGTAGAAAATTTTTCCTGAACAAACTTTCTTGCTTCCTGATTAAATACCCATTTCTCTGGTTTAGTCATAAACCACTTTGCTACTAATTGAGTAAAAGCTTCTCTATTAGAAGCAATAGCATTTAGATTATACATTCTTGCAAAATGATTTTCTTCTAATGGTGCTGTAATAGTTTTTTCTGATTCTAGTAAATCATCAAGAAGCTTCTGTTCTTTTGCTATTTCATTATTAAAATGTTTTAATCTTGCTTTTCTATATTTAATACCCTGTTCTAACTTTTTCTTTAATTCAATCTGTGCTTTAGTTAGTCCTCTTGTATTATCTTTAAATTGTTTCTGTAATCCTGTTAGTTTCTGACGATTTGCTTTTTCCCATTTAGCTATACTCTTTGTCCAATATTCTATGTTCTCTGGTATCTTTGTATTAATATTAAACTCATGTATTCCTCTTAAAGCTTTATAGTTTAGCAATCCACTTTCCATTGCTAATGCACCTTCTTCTTGAAAAAAACTATTCATTTCATCAACAGCTCTTCTTACTAATGGGTGCAGTTTATCTTCACCAAAGATTCTTCTTCTTGCTTGCATAGCTGTTTCATAAGCATCACCATTAACGGCACGCTTAAGTTTTTCACCACTATACTTTTTACCTTTCCAAGTAAAAGTTTTGTTCCCTAATTCTACCATTCGGTATTCGTTTACTTTTTCTATAAAGTCATCAAAGTCACTACGTCCTCGAATCATACCTTTGAATCCAGAACCACCAGTATAAATACCAAGTGCTGGAACACGAGGTGCTTTATGTTTCTTATTGAACCTTGCTCTGCCACTTATAAATTGATGGTGAATATCTTGTAAGTTAAACAAATGGTCACTCATATTACCAAGATGTAAACCCATTGTACCAGTAACTGACATTATATTTCCTTTGCCAGTTTTCTGTAGGTTAGTAAAAAAACTACCATCATTAACTAATTGCAGTATTGTTTTCTTTACTTCTTGTGGGTATCTCCCTTTTAATATTCTTCTTGCAGAGCCTTCTAAAAAAGAAGCAACTGTACTTGTAGTTCCTTCAACTAAATCATATGGCTTGTCTACTTCATCACTTA